ACACAGCATCACAGCCAATGAACGCAGGCGGTGTAGTAACACCAACATCACTAACAGGAAATGTCGCAGGATTAAACCTCTATGTTGATCCAACAAACGCAGGCGATGGCGATGGAACAATCCTTGTTGTGAATCCAGATTCATACACATGGTACGAGTCACCAACATACCGCCTACGCGCTGAATCAACAGCAGCAGGACAGGTAACAATCGGCTACTACGGCTTTGGAGCAATCGCTACTAAGGTCGGCGCAGGCGCATTCAAGAACAACAAGGCGTAAGCCACACTTAAGTCGCTCAGGGGAGTAGTAGCCCTCTACTCCCCTGAGTCTTTAGAAAGGATTGGGAATGGCACTTACAACAGTCGCAGAACTCCGTAGCACTCTCGGAGTCGGTACTTTGTATCCAGATGCCACCCTTCAGGAAGTCTGCGATGCAACAGATGCAGTCCTACTTCCTATGTTATGGACTAACACTAATTTTTCTATTGGTCACTCAAACGTTGGCACAGTAGGCACAATGTATTTCGACCAAAATGTTGAGTCGATTTACTATGTGGGCCAAAGCGTAGTTATCACAAACGCAGGCTCACACTTTAATGGCAACAAAACTATTACAGGAGTAAGTAACCGCACTTTCACAGTTACCACAAATCATGTAACTGATACTCCTTATCACCCTTTCAATCCTTTTGCTAGCGTTGCAGCTTCTACTTATGTTGATTGGGCAGAAGATAAAGCAATCCAGCAAGCAGCTTTAATGATATCTGTTGAAATCTGGCAGGCGCGTACAGCCACCCTTTCTGGTAGTAACGCTGTCGATTTCCAGCCAAGCCCTTACCGCATGAGCGCACAGCTCTTGGCTAAGGTGCGAGGATTGATAGCACACGCACTAGATCCACGCTCAATGGTGGGCTAATGCCTCCAGTAGCCATAACCACCCTGCGGACTACTTTAGCCACTGCGCTAGTAGACAATAATAAATATCAAGTCTTTGCATTTCCGCCTTCTGTCGTTTTGGCTAATTCTGTAATTGTGTCTCCGGATGATCCTTATATAACACCTACTAACAATCAGCATATTGGTATTAGCCCTATGGCATCTTTCAAGTTGCTGATCGTTGCTCCGTTATTTGATAACGAAGGAAACCTTAACGGCATAGAAGATTTCGTTTGTGGCGTGTTCGCTAAGTTAGCAGCATCATCTTTAACGTATAATGTAAGCGCAGTAAGCGCACCAAGTATTCTTAACGCTGGATCGGGAGACCTACTCAGCTGCGAGATGTCCGTTCAAATACTCACGAGTTGGGGATAACAATGTCCGATTGGGATAAAGAAAACGAAGCCTTCCTGAAGAAAATCGGGCAGGTTGTACCACCAGCACCAAAGCCAGTAACTAAGAAAGAAGAGGAATAATCTCATGGCTGTATTTCTAAATAACAATGTGGGCGTGAAGATTAACTCTGTTGATCTTTCAGACCACGTCACAGCAGTAACGATCAACCGCGTATTCGATGAACTAGAAGTCACTGCAATGGGTGACAGTTCACACAAGTTTGTCAAGGGTCTTGAGTCATCTACAGTGACAATCGACTTCCTCAACGACACAGCAGCAGCGAACGTATTGGCAACACTACAGGCAGCATGGGGAACCACAGTTACAGCTGTATTCCTACAGGCAAAGGGAACAGCAGTATCTGCTACAAACCCTCTTTACACTGTCTCAATCCTTGTCAATAACACAACAGACATCAACGGCGCAGTAGGTGACATTGGCACACAGTCAATTACATTCACATGTAACTCAACTGTTGCAGTAGCCACTACAGGCACATTCTAAAAAACTAAACAAAGGGGCAAACCATGGCAAGACTAAAGATAGTTCGACAAGATGGAAGCGTACTAGAAGGCGAGATCACTCCAGCAGTGGAGTATTCGTTTGAGCAGTACGCTAAAAAGGGCTTCCATAAGGCGTTCCGCGATGAAGAAAAGCAGAGCGATGTCTATTGGCTAGCATGGGAAGTAACACGCAGGTCAGGTGAAACTGTTAAGCCTTTCGGGATGGACTTCATTGAGACACTTAAAAGTGTTGAGGTGCTTGACTCCGACCCTTTAGCTTAAAGCGCGATCAACCATTCACCTACTTAATCGCTCGCTTGAGCATTAGGTTGGGGATCGCGCCACAGCAACTGTTAGATTTAGATAAGACCATGCTAGATGCACTCTTGCAAGGTCTCAGAGATGAAGCGAAGGAGGTAGACGATGCCAGCAAGCGTAAAGGGCGGCGTTGAACTCCGCAAAGCCTTACGTAAGTTTGCTCCTGATCTGGGTAAAGAAACTCAGAAGGAAATTGCTGGAGCTTTAAAACCAATCACCAAGACTGCTAAAGGTTATCTACCGGATGACGGATCAGTCCTAAGCGGATGGCTGCCTAGAGATAACTCTCAGTCTAGGTTCCCTGCTTACTCTGCTCGTCAAGTTAAGGCTGGAATTGGCTACAAGACTTCACCATCAAAGCCTAATCGCAGGGGCTTTAGATCGCTCGCTCGCGTCTTTAACAAGACCGCAGCTGGAGCAATCTATGAAACTATGGGTCGCAAAACTCCTAGCAGTCGCTTTGTGCAGAATCAGAATGGCAAGTTTGGCGCACAAATGAAGGGCGATGGCAAGATGGAAGGTCGCGCCCTGTATCGTGCCTATGAAGAAAACCAAGGCAAGGCAAGAGAGTCAGTCCTTAATGCTATTAAGACAGCAGCCGATAAACTTAACGCAACAGCGAAGGCGAGAGGTTAATCATGGCGAATATAGTCATTGACATTGCAGCAGAATTCACCGGTAAGAATGCCTTTAAGCAAGCCGAGACTTCTGCCGATAAATTAACCAAGGGCATTAAAAATGTTGCTAAGACTCTTGGTGTGGCTTTCAGCGTTCAGCAAGTATTAGCCTTTGGTAAGGCTTCAGTCAAGGCAGCAGCAGCTGATGAGAAAGCACAGAAGCAACTAGCACTGGCTCTTAAGAATGTCGGGCTTGGTAGAGATGCAGCAGTCGCTGAGGACTTTATCCAGAAGTTACAAAGCGAGTTTGGTGTAGTCGATGACAAGCTGCGCCCTGCTTATCAACAGTTAGCAGTAGCCACTCAAAACACAGCACAAAGCCAGAAGTTATTGCAGATCGCTTTAGATATCTCTGCATCAACTGGCAAGGACTTACAGAGCGTCACTGGCGCAATTACTAAGGCATACCTAGGCAATAACACAGCCCTTGGTAAATTAGGTGTAGGCATCTCTAAGGCTGATCTAAAGGCTAAGTCCTTTGATGAGGTAATGAATCAACTCTCCACTACCTTTGCTGGGGCTGCTACACAGTCTGCTAATACCTTCCAAGGGTCGATGGACAAGTTATCCGTTGCATCTAATAACGTTCAGGAGATTATCGGTAAAGGCATCATAGATGCGCTTAAGGGTCTAAGCGAAGACACAACAGTCGATGATCTTGCTAAAGGCATGGAGGACTTTGCTCTATTTACTGCCGATGCAATTAGAGGCGTAGGCGTATTACTAGAAGCATTAAAGAGCATCCCAGCAGCAGTTAATTTGCCCGGACTCAAGTTTGCTATGCAAGCAACTGGCTTAGGTATCTTAAGCAAGATTGGTGCGGCTGAAAGAAAGAAGCAAGAAGCAGCAGCAGCTCGTGCTATGAATGGGCTTGCTCACTTAGCCGAGTTAGAGTCTAGATACACTGCTACAACTCTTGGATTTAGTAAGAAGCTCACAGCAGAAGAATTAAAGCAACTCAAAGCCAAGCAATTAAAAGCAGCCATCGACAAGGCTAACCTAGCCCTTGGCAAAAGTGCTAACGTCTTTGACATTGAGAAGATCCAGTTAGCAGCAGCTGAAAAGAGTGCAGCCGAGCAACTGGGCAAAGTGACTAGCCAAGCACAACTGCTACAGATTACTAACGACCTTGCTCGCCTTGAGGTCAAGCAGTCTATTCTGGATCTAGAAGATGCAATAGCCTCCAAAGACGTTGCAGCCATAACTAATGCAACGGCTAAACTCAATGCAGACTTAAAGATCCTTGGTGTGCTTACCAATCAGGATCTAAAACTAAGAGACATCAAGTCTATTCTTGACTCAATCCTTCCAAAGGATCTAATTAACCTAGCCAACCTTGATTCTGCTATTGCTAAGTTAAAGATGATCGGTGGTGGCACAGCCACTAGCACTTCAGCAGTGGCAGGCACAGCAACAGGAGCAGGCACTCCCTCACTTCTTGATGCACTAGCTGCTGGCAGTTTCGTGCCGGTAGTCGGTGGAGGTTATTCAACTTCAGCAGGCAACTATGCCCCTAGCGGTTTTCCGGGTGCTCAAAACAATGGTGGCGGTAACACAATTATTGTGAACACTGGCATCGGTGATCCAAATGCTATCGCTGAGGCTATTGACCAAGTGCTTACAGATGCAGCCCAGCGCGGCACATTGCGTGGTCTGGCTATAGCATGACATGGCTTCCAGAATGGCGTGTAACAGTAGGAGATGACGTCTATACGACTGTTACCTCTGTGTCGTATGCAACTGGTCGGCTAGACATAGATCGACAGGCAACAGCAGGTTACTGCCAAGTTCAGATAGTCAATGCCGATAATTCACCCTTTACCATCAACATTACTGAGCCAATTACTTTAGAGCTAAAGAACTCAGCAGGGGTTTATAAGCAATTATTTAAGGGCACAGTCTCAGACTTTAACATCGGGGTTAGAAGCCCAGAAGAATCAGGCTATGTCACTACTGGCACTATCTTAGGTATTGGTCCACTATCTAAACTATCCAAGGCTATCTATAACACAGCCCTTGCCTCAGATGCAGATGGCATTCAAGTAGGTTTAATTCTTGAAGCTGCGCTGAGTAAAACATGGGATGAGGTCGATCCAACTTTGACATGGGCTGCTTATCCAGCAACAGTTACATGGGATCAAGCAGAAACTTTATTGGGCACTATTGACTATGGCAATTACCTCATGATCCAGATCAATCAATCTGCCTCGGCTAAGAGCCAGACCCTAGTGGATCAGATAGCCAATAGCGCACTAGGCATTGTTAGTGAAGGCAACGATGGTTTAGTCTATTATGCAGATGCAGACCATCGCGAGAACTATCTCCTTGCCAATGGCTACACAGACCTAGATGCAGCTTATGCAACTCCCAGCAGTATCCAGTCTCAGACCCAGACTGCTCGCATGCGCAACAGTCTTATCTACAAATACTCCACAGGTTATGCAACTCTTCTAACCTTGACGGATAGTGCTTCAATAGCAGCTTATGGACTATTTGAAAAATCATCAGAATCTAACATCTATTTCACTGGATCTATGCAGCAGATTGCCGAGAGAGAACTGTTTCTGCGCAATACCCCTAGAGGCTCACTAGGTGCAATCCGCTTCCGCCTAGACAACCCAGATCTACCAAGCGCGATGCTTGATGATCTTCTTACCATGTTTGTTAATTGTCCTGTGTCTATTGACAACCTACCGAGCAACTTGCTTGGAGGAACCTTTGAGGGCTTTGTTGAAAACATAGCTGTGAATGCCACTCCAACATATGTCGATATGACCTTGTATGTCTCAGCGACAGACTTCTCAATTCCACCAATCTAAGAAACCTCAATGATACAATTCGTAGATAAACCGACAGGAGCATTAACCTAAATGGCAACATCACCAAACTTCGGCTTTCCAGAGCCAGACAACACAGCCCTTGTAAAGAATGGCGCACAGGCTATTCGTACATTGGGTGATGCCATAGATGCTGAGTTTGCTGGTCTTACTATTAACGCACAGACTGGCACTACTTACACAGCTGTTAAGGCAGATGGTCTTTATTCAATCTGCACAATGGACAATGCCTCGGCTAACACTTTCCGCATTCCAACAGACATAACCTATGCCTTCCCTATTGGTACTACTTTGCTTGTTTTTCAGAAGGGAACAGGAGTAACTACTATCAACGCTGTTGATTCTGTGAGCACTACAATCGTTAGTGCAGGTGCAACAAGTGCCGCTCCAGTCCTTTCTCGCTTTAAATCAGCAGCTTGCATAAAGCTTGATGCAAATATCTGGACTGTAGTGGGTGGCATTGCCTAATGCTTAGCCCTTTAATTGGCATTATTGCTTCAGATAGACCATATCCTGCGACATTAGTTGAATACCTTGTTGTTGCAGGCGGCGGCTCAGGTGGGTTGGATTATGGTGGCGGCGGTGGTGCTGGAGGTTACAGAACTGCATCAAGTTTTTCAGTTACGCCAAACACTTCATACACGATTACAGTTGGCGGCGGTGGTGCTATTTATTCTGGTAACGGTAGTAATTCTGTTTTTGCCTCAATTACTTCTGTGGGCGGCGGCGGTGGTGGAAATTTTCAAAATTTTGAAACACCTTTGCCCGGAAAAACTGGCGGCTCAGGTGGCGGTGGTGTAGGTGGTTATCCGACTGTTACATCTGTGGGCGGTGCGGGCACATCAGGTCAAGGAAACGCTGGAGGTAACGGCGCAGCTTGGGGATCTAATAGATATACAGCAGGTGGCGGCGGCGGTGCTGGCGCAGCAGGTGGCAACGCAGTTTCAGGTTCAAACGCAGGTTCTGGCGGAGCAGGTTTACAAAGTTCGATTACAGGTACAGCAACATTTTACGCAGGTGGCGGTGCAGGTGGTTGGTTAGCCGAAGGCGGAACAAACATCGGGTCTAAGGCTATTGGAGGCTCAGGAATTGGCGGCGGTTGGAATGGTTCAGTAGTAGTCGGTCCAAGCGGAGTAGTCAATACAGGTTCGGGTGGTTGCTCAATGGGTCAAAACACCGGAGATGGTTTTATGACTGGCATAGGTAATGGTGGATCTGGTGTGGTTATAGTTCGTTACTCTAATGTTTTCAGAGATTTGACTGTTTCAAATGGACTCGTATTTACAAAAACAGTAACTGGTGGAAATAAGATATTTAGATTTACTTCAGGAACAGGAACGGTAACATTTTGATGGCACATTATGCTTTTCTCGATAAAAATAATATTGTCACTGAAGTGATAACTGGTAGAGATGAAACGGATATTGTTGATGGCATCTCAGATTGGGAAACTTATTACGGTGATTTACGCGGTCAAATTTGCAAACGAACATCATACAACGGCAAGATACGTAAAAACTATGCAGGAATAGGTTTTACCTATGACCCTGATCTAGATGCTTTTATTCCACCAATCTGCCATGAAGAAGCAAGCCTAGATTTAGAGTCATGTCTATGGAAATGCGAGAATAAAGACCATGAAGTTCCAACTGAGTAAAGCTGCCAAACAATTAAGGGAGCAGTTTGATGACTCATTCCCAGATCGTGACCGCACATCGGATGGCTGGATCGGTGATACCCGACACGCAGCTCGCCCTAGCGATCATAATCCCGATGCTAATGGCTGGGTTCGTGCCATCGATGTTGATCGTGATGTCAGTGGTAGGAGCAAGCCAGACCTCATGCCAGATATTGCAGATCAGATTCGTCTCTTATGCAAGTCTAAAAAAGAAAGACGCATTACCTATATTATCTTTGATGGTCGTATCGCATCCTCTAAAAAAGGATGGGCATGGCGAGAATACACAGGGGCTAACAAACACAACCACCACTGCCATATCTCGTTTGCGAAAGAAGCTGACGATGATGGGGCTTTTTTTAAGATACCTATGTTAGGCGGAGAATAATGAACATGAAGAATCCTTATATCCTTACTGCTGGAGCATTCCTCTCAGCATGGGCTGCATCAAACTTTGCAGCTGACTATCGCTCAATTCTTTGGGCATTACTCGCTGGTGTATTCGGATATGCCACTCCGAAAAAGTAATGACTGCGCAGGACACAGCGGCAGTTGCTGTTGCTGTTACGACCGTTATTGGTTCATTTATTGGCTCAGTGCGATGGTTAGTAAAGCACTACCTAGCCGAACTCAAGCCCAATGGCGGAGGATCGATGAATGATAGAATTACCAGACTAGAAGCGCGTGTCGAGACAATCATTACTTTATTAGACAGGTGACAATTATCCCATGGCAAGAAAAGCGACTAAGGCATTAGAGGAGCAGGGTTACTCAAAGCTTGATGCTTATTGCATCGGACTCTATGAATACTTTTGCAGCCTTAAAAGGGCAGGCTTCAAAGAAGATATAGCCATGTTCATGATCACTGAGCCTCAGTCGTATCCGGGTTGGATCTTGCCAGACCCAGTCGATCCAGAACGGTTTGGCGATTACGAAGATGAGGACGATGACTACTAAGAAGCGTTATCTGGTTATATCAGACCTTCAAATTCCGTACCATCATGAGCAAGCAGTAAAGAATTTAATCAAGCTAGTCCATCGAGAGAAGTTTGACCTCGTATTAAATACCGGTGATGAACTGGACATGCAAAGCCAGTCCAAGTGGGCTAAAGGCACACACCTTGAATATGAAGGGCAATTAGATGCCGATAGAACTCTGGCTCAAAACATCCTCTACGATCTTGGCACCACAGATATCACCCGATCAAATCACACGGATCGTCTATACCACACTCTCGTTAGAGGAGCTCCTAGCCTCATCGGACTTCCAGAACTCGACTACCCCAACTTTATGGGCTTCAACGAGTTGGGGATACGTTTTCACAAGAAGCCCTTTGAATTCCACAAAGGCTGGGTCTTAGTCCATGGCGATGAAGGATCTATGAATTCCAACGCTGGACTTACAGCCCTTGGTTTGGCTAAGAAGTTTGGCAAGTCTGTAGTCTGTGGACACACTCACAGAGCAGGCATCAGTGCCTTCACAGAGGGCATAGGAGCCTCATACAGGACTTTGTGGGGCTTAGAGGCAGGAAATGTCATGGACAAGAAGAAAGCCTCTTATCTCAAGGCTGGCAGTGCTAATTGGCAGATGTCTGTAGCAGTCATAGAAACCCATGGAAATCATGTTAGCCCTATGCTTGTGCCTATCAACAAGGACGGATCCTTCACCCTTTACGGAAAGTTATACGCCTAAATCCGTTATCAAATCGTTATGCAAATATGCACGATTATGTCGTGTCGGTGTGTCACACTAATATCGTAAGCCAGTCAAGGGCACTGGCTACAGATAGGTACACAAATGCAATTACCAATGATCTTAATCTTATTAGCTGCTAACGTGCTTTGGTACGTAGTTGGCTGGTCACAAGGCTTTAACGAGGGCAAGCGCGAGGGTCTAGCCCTTGCTAAGAAGTATCAGCGAGCAGCAGCCAATGCTAGCTAATGAAATCCTACTCACAGCTACAGACACGATCCGCGACCGTGGGCTTTCATATGGTCATCCTGCGGATAACTTGCAGCACACAGCAATGCTCCTCAGTGCATACCTCCAAACACCAATACACGACTATCAGGTGGCAGGGATCATGGTCTTGGTTAAACTTGCAAGGACTAATCAAACAGCCCAGCACATTGACAACTGGATCGACATGGCATCCTATGCCGCACTCGCAGGACAATTAGCAACAGAGGAGAATGAACTATATGTTTAATTTAGCCGATTACGAGACAGTGGAGGTTCGCCTTGAGAAGTTTATTAAGGATTATCCAGATTTTAGGATTGCAACTGAGTTGGAAGTTTGCGACAAAGATAGATACGTTGTTAAAGCATATCTTTACAAAGTTACTGCCGATACTGTTGCATGGACAACAGGGTACGCGGAGGAGAAAGTTACTGATCGAGGCGTTAATAGCACTTCAGCACTGGAGAATTGCGAGACTTCGGCAATCGGCAGAGCTCTTGCTAATGCAGGTTATGCTGCTAAAGGGAAACGACCAAGCCAAGAGGAAATGAAGAAGGTCGTTGCTACAAAAGTAGCAAAGCCACCGGTACAGGATCTTGTACCAGATCAGCAGGACTATTGGACTACTCCAGTCAATGAGTATATGAAGGTAGTAGATGCTCCAGTTACCTTGGAAAAGGCTATGGAAAACGTAGCTGCGATCATAGGTACAGGAGAAGCACAAGAAGCACCATCTTGCAAGCATGGACACATGCAATGGCGAGAAGGCACTAAGAATAACAAGGCTTGGGGTGGATACTTCTGCTCTGTAGTCAATAATCAAGGCGGAGAGCCTAAGTGCCCTACACAGTGGTACACACTAAGCAGCGAGGGTAAGTTCGTCCCTCAGAAAGCGTGGGCATAATGGGTCACTTAGAGTTTTATAACGAGACAACAGGCGAGTGGACTAACTTGGAAGACGTGCCCATGTTTGACACGATCAACTGCCAACTCTGCAATGAGCCGACAGAAGCTCATGACATTGTTGCTGAGATTAAGTTCAAGGATGATCAGCCAGTAGTAGGGGCATGGCAGTGCAGAAAGTGTAAAGCCGTCAATGGATAGATTAGAACTGCTAAAGCAGATGCCTATAAATCTACAGTTAGATGACACAGATACAGTGCAATGCTCACGATGCGAGGAAAGAACACCTGAAGCAGAGGTTCAATCTGTCGGATCATGGTGGCTTTGTGGAATCTGTTATGACGATCTGTAATGGCTAGTCAAGCAAGGAAACACAGGGGTTTCCGCACAGAGCGCGTGGTTGCACACTACCTATCGAGTGTGTGGTCAGGTGCTACTGTCGGAAGGGGTAGTGGCAAGGATATTGTGAATGTTCCATTCGATGTTGAAGTCAAAGCAAGGGCAGGCTTTCAACCTTTGGCATATCTCAAGCAATTAAAGGCTCGGACATCCACTTCGGGGGAATTGGGATTCGGAGTCATACGGCTAAACGGACAAGGAGAAGATGCAGCGGAGTATGCCTGCATTATCCGACTAGCTGATCTATTGCCACTACTCCAACTTAAATACGGTCACATTACTAGCGAACCCACAGAGGCAGACATTGACCGCTGCACAGGCTGTGGGTCTTACATGATACAGAGGTGCTTAACTTGCCAGCCTATGACTACAAATGCTCACGATGCAATCTCAGTCAAGAAATCTTTCATGGATGGCACGATCGACCAGTAATTCCATGCACTTACTGTAATGAGCCAATGATTAAAGTTATAGCTGCTATTCCGGCAGTGTTTAAGGGCAAAGGCTTCTATAGTACGGA